GTACAGATACAGCTATGACTTACACTGCTTTTGACTTACATAAAAAACTAGTGGAAGAAGAAGGCTTTGATCCTAACACTGACGAATATTATGTGGAAATAGATAAGAGAATAAGACTTGAATTTCCCCACAAATTTGTTAATAATGAGGACAAGGTTTCACAAAATACGTCCAAACCTACGCAGATAGTCGCTTCAGCGAAGCGCAGCGTAAATAAGACTGGACGCCAAACCATCAGACTCACCCCTTCTGAGGTTGCTATCGCTAAAAAATTAGGAGTGCCATTAGAAGAATATGCGAAACAAAAACGAAACACGAAGGAGGTATAGCATATGAAAACAGAAAATATAAAAACTTCTCGTGCGAGTCAGTCTAGGGAAAAAACTAAACGACCACAGACTTGGACTCCACCATCATCTTTAGATGCACCACCTGCGCCAGACGGATTTAGGCACAGATGGATAAGAGCTGAAGTAGTTGGCTTCGACGATACAAAAAACATGTCAGGTAAATTTAGATCTGGCTGGGAACTTGTTCGAGCGGACCAATATCCGGATGTAGATTATCCAACTGTTAATGAAGGAAAATACGCAGGAGTCATCGGAGTTGGCGGCCTTTTGCTGGCAAGGATACCAGAAGAGATCGCAAAATCTAGGGAAGCGTTTTTTAGACAACAAACGCAAGCCAGAGATGAAGCAGTAAACAACGATCTTATGAAGGAACAGCACTCTAGCATGCCGATTAATGCTGAGAGACAAAGTCGTGTAACTTTTGGTGGTAACAAAAAATAATTTTTTTGCGATACCGAAATAGACGCGATACTATTTAATAAACTAAGGAGTAAAAACTATGGCTACAAACCAAGACGCTGCTTTCGGAATGAGAGCAATTGGAAAAGTTGGTCAAAATAGAGATAACCAAGGTTTAAGCGAATATAGTATTGCTGCAAGTTCAACTGCGATCTACCAAAACGATCCTGTTAAAGCATTAGCTACAGGATACATTGGAGTAGCAGCTACTGGCGATCAATTACTAGGTTCATTAAACGGAATCTTTTTTACCAACGCTAGTACTTCAAAGCCTACTTTTGCGAATCACTTAGAAGCATCTAACACTGCAACAGACATTGTTGGATTCGTTTCTGACGATCCGTACGAAAGGTTCGAAGTGCAAAACACTACTACTCTACCTATTGCAAACATAAACACTTTGCAAAATATCAGCTACGTAGCTGGTAGTTCACCAAACTATGTTTCAAAAGTTGAAGTGAACGGACTAGTAGCAACGACAACAACTAGACAACTAAGAGTACTTGGAGTGACTAAAGACCCTGACAACAGCGGTCTTAAAAATGCTACAACTTACAACGCTAACGTTAACTGCGTTTGTCAGATAGCTAATCACTTCTTAAACTCTGCTGTAGGCGTATAATAGGATAGGAGAATAAATTATGGCAATATCAAGAGGACAACTAGTTAAAGAACTAGAGCCAGGATTGAATGCACTATTCGGCCTGGAGTATAAGCGGTATGAAAACCAAGCAAGTGAGATTTTTGACACTGAGTCATCTGACAGAGCTTTCGAAGAGGAAGTAATGTTATCTGGCTTTGCAAACGCTCAAGTTAAACCAGAAGGTTCTGGAGTAACTTTTGACAATGCACAAGAAACTTTCACTGCTAGATACACGCACGAAACAATAGCACTTGCTTTCGCGATCACTGAAGAAGCGATCGAAGATAACTTGTATGACAGACTTGCGTCTAGATATACAAAAGCATTAGCAAGATCTATGGCAAACACTAAGCAGGTTAAAGCTGCGAACGTATTAAACAATGCGTTTGACTCTAACTATGCTGGTGGTGATGGTATTGAGCTTTGCGCTACAAACCATCCAACAATCGCGGGCACAGTTGCCAACGAATTGTCAACTTCAGCTGATCTTAACGAAACATCGTTAGAGCAGTCTTTAATTGACATTGCGGCAATGACTGATGAACGTGGTTTAAAAATTGCAGCTAGAGGAACTAAAATGATAATTCCTTCTGAGCTTCAATTTACTGCTGAGAGATTGATGAAATCTCAAGGTAGAGTTGGAACTGCTGACAACGATATCAACGCTGTTAAATCTATGGGAATGATTCCACAAGGTTACGTGGTAAATAACTTCCTAACAGATACTGACGCGTTCTTTATCAAAACTGACGTACCTAATGGTATGAAACATTTTGTCAGAGCACCGATCAAAACTGCTATGGAAGGCGATTTCGATACTGGTAACGTTAGATACAAATCTAGAGA